AATGGCGACTCATCAAAGCTGACCATAAGTGGCTAGATGATTACCTTGTGCAATGTAATCAATTCTGGGATATGTATCAGAATGGGGTGCTAAAAACACCTCTTGCATTACCACCTGTAGATTACTCAGATATGTTCGTTATGAATATGCGTGACTTGCCTGACTGGTCTGAAGAAACAGACTCTACTATGCGTATGGTGTCTCAAGCTATCATCGATGCAAAGGATGCTGTCAAGCTAAGTGATGAAGCCAAAGATGCATTCAAGTCTAAGATGCCTGAGAAATGCCGGCGTATGGACTACGACATTGGAGGCAACCTATCAGGCCACAAGATTCGTGTCACACGTTCTCGTGCTGGCACACTAACATGTTCACACATTGCACCAAAGGAGAAGAATGATGAGTAATGTATGGTCAACACTATCTAAGTTTGATGTATCACCAGAAGTCAAAAAGAAGGGTAAGTTTGACTACCTATCATGGGCTTGGGCTTGGGCTTACGTCAAGGAGAAGTATCCTAGTGCCACGTTCGAGAAGCATATCTTCCGTGACAATCAGGACAATCCACTCCCTTTCATGCGTGACACTAAAGGGCATACCTATGTGGCTGTGTCTGTCACTATTGAAGAACAAACTCATACAGAGATTCATTACGTTATGGATCACAAAAATCAATCTGTTCAGCATCCAGATGGCGCACAGGTTAACAAGGCTCTACAGCGTTGCTTAGTCAAAGCTATTGCATTCCACGGTCTTGGCCTCAATGTCTATGCTGGTGAGGACTTACCTATGGACTTGGATGAAGAGGATGGCTCTGTTATCATCGAAGACTTTAACAAAGCTAAGTCAGTTGAAGAGATTGACAAAGCATGGCGTAAGCATTCAGCAGCTATCTCTACACTGGGCAAAGTTGTAAAGGGTCAGGTAACTGATGAGTTCAAAAAGGCGAAGAACAAGCTCAAAGCAGCGTAACCATATATTTGCACGTTGCCGTGAGTGCGGCAAAATGTTTAACTGTCAGCTAGATAGTTTTACTGTAACAGCCGCAGGGGACAGATTCTGCGACCGATGCTACTACGGTGTCGGTTGGCAGAATCTAAAGAAGCCTTATGAAAACTACTCAGAGGGACGAGAAATCCAGAAAGTCCGTTACCGAGATGACAAATGAATGCCTACACGATAGAGGTCTGCAAAGTCTTCTTGCAAAAAAGGCACAGATATTCTCACCACAATGCATAGCTGAAGACAACTGCCTCTGGGTAACAGGGGCTGGTATATTCACTTCATACCGTCAGATGTTTATCAACGTAAGACAGGTAACTAAAGATGCAGTAAAGATATCTGTCACTATTGTAAATGACGACAGAGGACATACTAACTTCCTTATTTGGGGATATGGGGATAAAGAGAACAAGTCTTCTGTAGCGCAGATGCTTATCTTTATTATAGAAGATATTTTAACAGGGGGCGGAGAAGAAGTGTTTGAAGCACACCCCTTCTCCTCTTCCCATACAACCGCCGATGAGGGCAGCCATGACTCAGATTAATGATAATGATCCTGTTTTGTCAATGACCCCAGATGAATTTGCTGAATATCTGGCTGACAAACGTGAAAAACTATTTAACAGAGCAGCAGCCGTAGCAACTAAACAAACACGTTCTACGCTAATGATGAGGTCACTTGCGAAGAAGTCTATCCAAACCTTTAATGCCAAGCGCAGCACTGCAAACAAGGTAAAGTAGATACTGATACCAGTCAGGCAACTCATTGAGCCTGTCAAAGCCAGACTTTACAAGTTCTTCAGTGCCAGGAATAAAACACATTATCACAGGAACTAGTACAACAATCGTGACTGCCTCGTCTTTCCAGCTTCCTTTTGTAGACTCAGCCATGATTAGTTCCCACTTACTATCATGCTGTGCCGCAGTCTTCATTACCTCTGCTTTGGCTTTTTCTTTTTCTACCTTGCCTTCTAAAAATGTTTTGGCAAGACTACCAGCTATTCCTAATAGTTGTATCATTCAATAAACTCCAAGATTTCACCGTTAAGAACCATAACTTTATGCTCTTTGCATGACCATTTCTGGTCAAAGTTATTGGTATGACCTACGTTGCGCTTAATCTTACGTCTAACTGATAAGCACTCAGCTAAAGACCTGTACGGTGTGTACTCCATCTTCTCGCCATTCATTACCAATAATAATACAAACGTAAGCTCAACCACCGTTCCGCATCTTTTCTAAGTTTTCTTCGAGATTACTAATACGTTTCTCATAAAACTCTAATGTAAGTTTTTGTTGTTGATCATAAGGGGCCATGCCACCTTCTATTTCATTCTGCAATTTTTCTAACTCAACTGCTAAATGTTCTATCAGCATGAATTGTTCGCTATCTGCTGGCAAACTTCCCATTTCGCCTCTAGGCCATTTGATACGAAACTCTGTGTTCTGCTCTAAATCAGAACGCATCATAGTCTGGTTAGTCTCTAATGTGTTCAACCTTTCTATCAAGCCAAAGTAAGCCCAAGTAGCCAAACTAGCAGCTGCAACCATAGATATGATATTGCGTAATGGTAACGCTACTTCAGTATTCTCATTCAGCTTTGCTGGCATTTACTTCTCTGAGTTTAACCAAACTGCCAGACTACCTGTCATGGCTCCTGTAACTACAGAGATTAAACTAGCTTGCTGTGTTGTCAAATCTGGCTGTGATAATGCCCATTCAATGCAACGTATATATACACCTGTCATACATAACATCATAAAGCGTGGCAGTATCTTTAGCTCTAATAACTTTCTTGCTACGTCTTCTGCACTCATTTAAAACCCCCTTTTAACCATACTACCCAAGCTACAAGTCCAGCTACCATAGAAGCTATGAGCAAACTTGCAAAACCTAAGCCAAGCATATCCATAATTTTCTGTACCCGTCTAGCTTTTCTGCGCTTTTCTTCTAAACGTTCTTTGCGTAAACCACGTTGAATACGCATCAAATCAGTCCAAGCATTAAACCCATAATTAGCTATCAAAAAGTTCTTGAGTTCCATTTCCATTTTCTCAGCCTTCTTTAAAGCTGCGTAGGTATCAAGAGCCTGTTCTTCTACATTCTTAAATCTAGATTTTTTCTTTTCTTGATGAGCTTGCTTTACATCAGCAATCGCACCCATCCACTTGCCTATGTCAGCAGACATAGACTCTATTTGTTTACCAGCTTTATAAGCTGAAACTATGCCCCTGTATGCTGTTGTAGCTACGGCTATGGCGGATACAGGGTCTATCGCCATTAATCTACATTTGGTTTAGTAGGCCACTCTACATCATTAAGATTATTGTAGCTGTTAGTTATATCACGCAAAGCCTGTCTGTAATCTATTTGCGCTTGCGTCATAGTGCGGTCAGACAAAGCCCAAACATCTGTTTCAAATAATTTTTTATTACGCTCTAATCTTAAAGCACTAAGATGTTCTTCTGCGCTTATAACAACATCTTCTTCTTCAACGGTAGTTGTTGCACCAGTAATAACATTAACTATCTTACCTACTCTCACATCAAGCTCCTATTGATATCCTATTCGCACAACACCAGCAGTATCATCAAAATTACCAGTAGTTGACGAAAACTTCATTTGTGTAAGCTCACCAGAAAGTTCTTTGTAACCATGAAAATGTACAAAATAGCCCGGGTCATTAACATATATACAGTTTGTTTCTATCAACCATTTATTGCCATTAACTCTAATTACTTCACCCTGATACATCATTACATTTGCAGCACTTGTCCAAGATTGTATCACCCATGAACTGTCTGATTGTGAGCTATTGTGATTTACTGAACCAAGGAAATATTGGTCGCCTCTTCCATAACCAGATGTTTCAATCCCACCACTATCACCAATCTGCATTTGAAAACGTGATATAGTTGTGTCACGGCTTTCTCGCCAAATGCCAAATTTAATTATATCTGTCCCACTTGGAATCCCTGTGAATGTAACTGAAGAACCGCTAGTAATTGTTTGAGCTGAAGCAAAAACAAATCCAGCACCAGATATAGTTCCTGTAAAACTATAATTTGCTGTTAAATCTAAAGCAGCAGAACCTACAGCATTATCAGCAATCAGAGCAGATGTAATGGCATCATCAGCAATGGCTGCCGAAACAACAGCATCATCAGCAATTTTTGCAGAAGTCACAGCATCATTGGCAAGTTTAGCTGTAGTTATACTACCATCAGCAGCTACAGCATTTCCCAAAGAACCAGATGGTATAGCGAAGTTGCCACTGATTACATCTGCAAAGTTTCTTGCTCTAGTCATTATTCACCACCCTCTTCCTCTTCTTCAGCAGGAGGTCTTACTGCTGCTGTTCTTGTTTGCCCAGCACTTAAAAATGACGGTGTTCCAGTGCCTGTTTTTAAATGGGGCGGAGTTATAGCAAACACTGCATCATCCAAATCAACTTCTGTCATATCCGCATTTAATTCTAAAAATGTCCATGTGCCATCAGAAAACTGAATCTTGGCTATGTTGTTATTAATTTCTGCTACTGTGTACTGCGTCATGCCGTACCCCCTTGTACTGTACCTGATTGTGTAAGCGTTACAAAACTAAGCCCACGAATATAATTACCAGCTGCGCCACCAGATGAACCAGCAGCTCCATTTGTAACATTGCCATTAGCACCAGTATTACCTGTGCTACCAGCAGAACCAAAATCACCACCAGTACCGCCTGTGCCGCCTGTGCCAGCATTAGTGCCGCCAGCTACACCACTAGACCCACTAGCCGAAGATTGGTTATATCCTGCACCTACTCCGCCAGCTCCACCAGAGCCGCCACTTGAGCTTGTTGTAGAGGTGGTTTGCCGACTGATGTTGTAGTAATATACGGTTTCGTTATAACCGTTTAATCCGCCTCGGATATAAGTATGGCTTCCAGATGTGTAACTGTTAAACGTACCTGAACCACTATAAATTAAAGAGCCGCCCCATCTTATATAACGATTGAGGAAACTAGGATGATAGTAAGATAACCATTGCGCCCCATGCACGTGTGTGCTGTAAGAATTATATGGCCCTAATGTAGTTGTACTTGTGTATGAACCATTTCCACCTACACCGCCAGTACCACCGCCTCCGCCACCACCTCTGATAGTGCCGTTATTTATTAATGTACAAGCAATATCTGCTTCAAAGGCATCACCACCAGCAGAGCCAGCCGCACCACCTGCACCAGAGAGTGTGCCATTATTTGTAATTGTGATAGAGCCTGACCCGCCACTATCTATTTGCAATGCTTCATCAGATGAGCTTGTTGCCCCTAGCTCAACGCCACTGTTAATGACGATTTCTTTTGGGTAATTTACAGCATAATCATCGCCAAAAAGTGTGCTTGCATTTTGGTTTGTTGCGCCAGATGTGTATGTAAATCTAAACCCTTTAGCCTGACTTCTAAAATTAGAAATGTTAATTGTACCACTTGTTGGCACAGATGCAGCAAGATTTACACCAGTATTGTTAGCAGCCTTTGTCCTTATGTTTGAGCCACCACGATACAAATCTGAATAAGATATAGCAGAAGAACCACCTACAAACTCAGTTCGTAGATCAGAAAAACTAACTGCGCCTGATGCTGCTATAGCCATTAGATTGACCCAAATGCAGTTACATCATCAACGGTTACAATCTCTCCATCAGATGCAAATTTTATCTTTGCAGTGCCGTTGTATTTAAATAATAGATTGTTACCGCTTAATTCTATTGTCCATTTACTTGACCCAAACTGAATAGCCTGTCCATTCGTATCCAGCGTACCTCCAAGCTGGGGACTCGTATCGCTTACTAAATCACTAGATATTGTGGTTGGCTCAAAGTCTGATGTTGAACTATTAAAAGCCAACACCTGACCATTTGATACGCCCCCTGTGTTAACATCATTTGCGTCATTGATGCTAAAGTTGGAAACATTGAATGTGCCAAATGCAACAAGAGATACCGTATCATTCGTTTGTGCAGCAGAGAGAAGCGTTACGCTTGTGCCATTTGTTGCTGTAAAATCTGCTGGTTGCAGTTTGATACCATTAAGATAAACATCTACAAATCCTGCATCATAAGTAATAGGAAATACAGTAGTTGAACCATTATAACCACCAGAAGAAGTACCTACTACAAAATCCGCACGATTAGATGTGCCATTAACAGATGAACCAGCGTTAGCAAAACCAGAACTGCCATACACTTTCATTATGTTATTTGTTGTGTCGAACCATAAATCACCAGCATCAAGACTTGTTGTAGGTGCATTGGCTGATACACGATAACGCTCACCAAAACTGTTAACGCCAGAAAGATTTGAAGCTACTGTATTTACATTCGATATAGAGCCGCCAACATTATTTACATTGGTAATTGAGCCAGCTACTGTTGTTACATTGGAGCTATTGCCAGCGACTGTAGTAACATCTGAAGCTACACCTGCAACTGTCGTAACATTAGCTTGTATCCCAGCTACAGTAGTTACATTGGCTTGGATACCAGCAACTGTATTAATGTTAGCAATACCACCAGCAACAAGAGATATATTACTATCTTTAACTGTAATGGTGTTGCCCATGCCATTACCATGAACAGTACAATAATATCTCATAGAGGATGGGGCAGTGGATGGAACTTCAAATGTAACTTTTGCACCAGCCTGACCGGCAGTGCCTGTTGTTGTTACACCTGTTGTCCATGAGTTACCAGAACCATCTTTAAATGCAAGAGGATGACCAGCTACACTAGAGTCAGACAAATCAAAAATATATGTGTTACCTCTAAACATTTCGATTGCTGGATTATTTGTGCCATCAAGAACAAAAACATTTCCAGAGCCAGGATTTGCAACAGTAACTGTATAAGTCTTTTCAAGAGAGTCAGCTAATGATGTAATGTCTGTAGATATAGCTGCAAGTGTGTTTAAATCCGCAACAGCATCAGTTGTGCCAAGCAAAGCAACATTACTTGCAACACCAGATACATTTGATAAATGAGTTGTGTTTATTCCAGCAACCGTTGTTACGTTACTAGCAATATTTGCAACAGATGTTACATCACTGGAAATTCCGGCAACTGATGTAACATTAGCCTGAATGCCAGCAACTGTCGTTACGTTTGCTGAAATTCCTGCAACTGTCGTTACATCAGACGATATACCAGCAACTGTATTGATGTTAGTGCTATTATTAACAACAGCATTTATGTTTGTTGCATTGCCAGCAACAGATGTAACATTAGACGCTATGCCAGCTACAGTGGTGATATTACTTGAAATGCCAGCCACAGTACTAACATTAGAACTAATTCCAGCCACCGTTGTGACATTGGCAGATATCCCAGCTACTGTGTTAATGTTTGCTACGTTTGTTGCTACAGTACCAACACTTGCTATATCAGGTCCAGCTTCTGGCAATCCAGTCGTAGCATTAAAAGCCAAAGTAGTGCCTTTTCTTGTATCAAGATTAGGCAAAGTAAGAGAAGCTGCTGTGTCAGAATCAGCCAACTTCATAGTTCTACCAACTTTTGTTTCAAGTTCTTGCTCAATAGCAAAAATCTTGTCTAACTCAGTATTTAAAGCAGATACATTAAAGGGGCCAGATGTAGGAAAATCTGTTGTTCTTACTACAGCAATATCACGGAATATAGTGAATTTAGTACCACTAGCATAAGTATCACCAACAGTAACATGCCCACCAGAGAAACCATCATCAACAGAAACTCCTGTAACAGCAAAAGTTCCTGTGCCAGTCCCTCTAGTAAGCGTAGTATCCACCCCAGCCGAACTGGTAACAATAACATTAATGTCATCCAGACTAAAGAAAGGAAAGTCAATAGTAAGCTGTGTCGTATTTGCAGTAGCTGCCTGCGTATACTGAACTCGAGCGTCATTATCTGCTATCGATATAGTAGCCATAGCCTATTCTATCTCCTGTTAACCTCTGGTTGTCTATTCACATTACCTTCACCAAAGACCCCATCATATATAGGGTCAAGATAAAAAAGATTTCCTGAAGGGAAAATAAACCTTAAATCTTGAGCTGTTTGATTACTAACATTTCCTGTAATTGTATCCCCAGCAACAGAAAGGGCATTAAGTATTGCACTTGATGTTGGACCTGTAACAGCACTGGCTTTTGCA